ATTAAAATATAAACCGTTAATTGAATAAGGCGAGCCATTATCTTCGCTATAAATTCTAAAACTACAAGTATGCCCACTACCTTCAATAGCTTGTGTGGCAGTAGGGTCTAGTGATCCCCCAAAAGTACCTGCATTAAATAGACTAGTTCCAAAAATAGCAGGTAGCCTAATGCCTTCTAATTCATAATCAGCAGGTTGAGGTATTGTAGGATCTTCATAATCGTATCTAACACGAAGATAAGGATCTATATCCCCTTCAGGGCCAAAAGATATTTTAGCGTACTTTAAAGTCTTTAAAGTTCCTGCGTCTCCAAAATCTAAGTTAGGAGTTTTATAATAAGCGTTAATAGCTTGCTGAGAGCCTTCTTGGTAGAAATAATTACCTGTGTCATGTTCGTAAATATAACCACTGTTATCTCCGTGGTATACTTTTTCTTCGCTTACTGAATTAAAAGCAGACGAAATAGCAGGAGCTTGTATTCCTTTTGTTTCAGACCACTGAAACCCATTAGCTGTTAAAGTCCCTACAAGTCCTCTAGACGCTTCTATATTTGCTCCAGTTCCAGTATAGAATAAACGGTACTGAGAACGATGGCGCAACACTACGCTGCTAATTACATAGTCAGAAATATTAGCCGTAACAGAAGAAATAAGAGCCTGCACTTGTCTTGATACAGTTCCTAATTCAACATCACCAATCCTTGCAGTAGCAGCAACAAGCCTAAGTCCGTCAGGAGCGAGGAATAAAATGTCTCCTGCAATTTCTTGTATGCTGTATCCATTTAAACACCCGACATTGTTAGTTACTTGTGTTACAGCTACTGTAGATGCATTATTTATATTATCTAATCTATGAATAGTATTTTCACAGAATATAAATAAAGTATTACGGAAACTTTTTATGCCAGTAACTTTGTCTGCGATTGTTACTGACCCTGATCCTGTGCCTGTAAAATCATCATCATCATTAGTTTTACTATAATAAATAGTACTTGCTTGATTAGCTGTATCAACTACACATAAATGTTTTTCTAATATTTCAATATATTTAGCCGCAGCAGGTGTAGAAGTTTCAGAGTAATGAAATTTTCTAGTAACCCCTGTTCCTTCAATAAAAAAATGAGCAAGCTTATCTGCGCCAGTAGCAATACTTAAAGATCCATGAGTACCTACTACATGTCCAGTAGGAGCTGTCATTAATGCAAACTGAGCTTGTCCTTGATTAGGTCTATTTAGTTCTGTAAGTGAAGAGAGATCTGCTTGTAAGGAACCATGAGTACCAGTATTATAATTTATCTGTGTCCAAGTATTGCCGTCTTCTGAATAATAAATACTAGTGCCTGAACAAACAACAACTCCTAGTCCATAGGGGTAAACGCCGTGGACTGTAGCATTAGAATTAGGCCTAGCAGATCCGAAAGGAGTGTAGCCATTGACTCTTCTATAGCCTCCATCTGGGTGGACTTCAAAGTTTGTAAGCTCTTTAGCAACTCCGGGCTGCTTAAGCATATCAAACTCATTAAGGTTAGTGTTTAAACCACCTGTGCATGAAAATCCAAACGGTTGTGACATTATATAAACCTTATTCTATCGTCTTTAATGTAACTAATCGGTGGATCTAAAAGATTCTCTCGCATGCTGCGTAGCCCTTTCTTGTAATCGTTCATCGCAAAAGTAGCTGACTGTGGGTTTTCTTTAAACTGCCACATATAATAACGAGCTTTAGCAATTATAACATTCGTGTAGATATCAGGAAAAACTACTTCATCTGAATAAGCATTTAGTTTAGTAGGTTGCTTCCAAGCAAAAAACCAAACTTTATATTCTTTTTTAGGTATAGGGCTTAGACCAAAGTTACGCGCATCTGAGCTACGAATAACAGCGTTAGGCTCTCCCCAGTTTTGACTGTCAGCATCATCTTCGTTTTCGTTTGTACGCCTAAAATCTTTCCAAGTTTCTGTAGACATAAAGCGTAGATTTTTACTGACGTAAGGAGCAGTTTCTCCACTTACACCAACTGTAGTGATATAGAAATTTTCCCAATCTATAGCACCATAATCATCTGCCCAAGATGAGCTAGATTCCTTTAGCTCATACCACCGTGTACCTGCTGTAGTGTTTACTGAAACATTCCCATACATAGGATCTACTGTCCCACTTTCAGCTACAGCTAAAAAAGGCCACTTAGGTTCTTCAGTAACAATATCTGCGTAAGCACGGTTAAGACAATCTTGTGCATGTTTTTGAATACCAATAGCAGTTGAAAAATTACTAGAAGTCAAAGGAACTTCATTGAGTTCCCTTAGTAATTCATTAGTTAACTGAAGAAATGTTGTAGCCATTTTTTAGCACTCGTAAGTTTTAGGCATTGCATCTTTCATGGTTTTACCATATTGAGGCTGAGAACCTTTAGTACTAACTGGCCCTCCCATGTTCATTTTTGTTTTAGCTGTAGCTTTACCACCGTAAGAATATTTACTTTTGTATGCTTTGTTCTTTTTCATCATGTTTTTTATCTCCGAATATTTTGTCCCAATTTGAGGAATATTGAGAATGACTTACTTGACTCTCTCTAGGTCTTGCATTTTGCTTGCTTCTAGATTTAAGAACTATACGTTTATTTTTTTCCATCTTAAAAGTCAGGGGGCTTTTACACCCCCTTCCTCCTTATAAAGTTACTAGTCGATTGTGTAGAATGCTTGGACGCATGCTTCAGGTCGAAGTACTTTAACACCGTGTACATGAAGACCACGGACAATATCACCAAAAGATGATGGGTCACGGATAACTTCAGTGTTCACGATAGTCTGTGCAGTTGCTACGGCAGACATATGTCCACACATAACTTGGGCAGTTGCTGTAGATGTCGCAGGTACGTTGTTAGACTTGTACATGCTAAAACCACGAAGCTTGCCAGAACTGATCAAACCATTGCGGATTGAACCCTGACCTGCGTTGTAGTCTACTGACAAGAGCTTAGAGTCAGACTGTGAAAGCTCTTCGTAGAACTCTGGAGATGCTACAAACCAACGACCTTCTTCCGGTACGTTTTGCTCATCAAGAAGACGAGCCATACGAGCCATAAGGTCGAGTGGGTCTACTTCAGCAGAAGCACCAAGATCGATTGACGCAGTAGTCTCGGCTAGGCCTGCACTACCTACCGCAGCGTCAGCACCGAGGATGTGGTCAGGAGCAGAAGCAGACATACCTGCTGCAATCTTAGCAAGAACATTTTCGTCAAATGCATCCTTAAGTGAGTAAGCAGCACTTGATGCAGCAATCTCACGCCAGTTTACATGCGACATGTTGCTTTCAATGTCATCAACGATGAACTTGAATGCGTTTGCAGTATCGACAACAAGAGTTGTTTCTGCGTCAGTAAGTTTAGTTTGTGTAACATCCGCACCACGCTCGTATTGATATACTTGAATGGTAGGCTCTTTAATGATCCGTACTGAATCACCGAAAGCTGAAATGTCACCGGAGTAATCAGTATTAGTGATTGCCTCGGCTACTGATGCTTTGCGAAAGAAGTTAAGAACTTGCTTACTATAAACAGCAGGTAGGAAAAACGAGTTAGTTTGTCCTGCGACGCTGTTTGCAAAGTTAGCATCTGTATCCGTACTTGGCTCAAAAAACTGATCTGATTGGTTATACGCCATGATAAATTACCTTTTAAAAAGACTAAGTTATTTAGTTACTCGGCCTTCTGAGATCGCAAGATTAATTTCTTGCTCGTACTTATCATACTGATCCACAGACATCCGAGCGATTTCCCGTTCTGTCCAAATCTTTGGTTGCTTAGTATCAATGGTTTTTGTTTTAGTTGAAACCATATCAGCTGCGCTTCCCTTAGACTTAGCAGGTTTTTTGGACGACTGAGCAATACCGTTTTCTACTTTATACAAATCAATAGCTCGACTTGCTAAAGCAACATTGTCGGGATTTTTGTAAATCCAGTTCTGAATTTCAGTAGGTTGTTCCTTAGCCCAAGCATGAAAGTTTTCATCACCTCGAATATCTTCAAAGTCAGGATGTCTTTCACGAAGAGAAACTTCCGCTTCTTGCTTGGATATGGCAGCTTCACGTTGCTTTATAGTAACTAGCTCCTGCCGTATATCGGCTATCTGCTGTTCACTTTGCATGTGTGCAACTGACTCTACTGTTTCATACAGATCTGGATGCTTCTTACGAAAATCTTCAAGTTCTTCAACAGACTTGGGAGCTTTATAATCTGGAGCTGCTATTTTAGCTTCTGCCAGAAGTTCCTGCTCTCGTTGTTTAAATTGATTAACTTTAGTATCGTAATGCTTCTTTAGATCGTCGTACCTTTTTTTGTAGTTTGTATCGGCAGATTGACTTTCCTTATCAGGGGTCGCCTCTTTAGAGGGAGTAGCCTTCTTAGGTTCTTCAAAAAAAAGAGTGTTCGCGCTAACAAACTCTTTATCTTCTCCGTTGTGCCAATCTTTGTTCATGTTGTAAGGGTTTGCTGTTGCTTCCTCTTCTACAACTGTCTCAGTCATGCTTATCTCCAAACGGGGCTTGTAGTCTACAAGGTAGCCGTACCATCATATCTCGTCAGAAAGGTAGGGGCTTGTACTTCAAGGTAGCCGTAAAATTAACGAACGCTAGGCATTTGATTAGACATTAACATTTCTTGTTGAATATCTTTTCCCCTTTCGGGTGCTTGCCTACTCATTAGACCTCCGTCATAGGCACGTTCTGCTTCATCCATCATAGATTGAAGATTGTCTGCACCTATTTGGTCGGTCGCTTTTCTGGTCATTACAAACTCACCGTCAGATAATCTGGCGGGGATAGAGTCTGAAACACCAGTTCCTGGGCCTTCTACTTCACCTGCTCCAGTAAACTCAGCAGCAGTAGTTACAACCTTGTCAAAGATTTGACTTAGTTGAGCATCTCCTGCTAAAGCATCTTGTAGATATGTCAGCTCTTCTGGTTCGAGTGCTTCTGACATAACATAATTCTTGTGTTCTTCTACCATCATTTCATCTGGTAGTTGTGAAGCCATTGCTTCATCCATTTCTTCTGGGGGAATATTGTCGTATGTATCTTCAGGAATTGCCTGAGCTGCTTCCATTTCTGGTGGAACAAACATGCTGCCGCCCATAGCTTTACCGCTTCGTAGTACTTCAGCAAGACCACCTTTATTTTCTTTATCTTCCATCTTATTCATACCCATAAGTCCACCTTCATTTCTGTACTGACGAGCTGTGCTAGCTGCTTTTTTAGTTTGTTTAGAAAACTGCTTACCTTTAGCAGTATCTTCTCTTTTCTTTTTAGTAGTAGCTGCGTACTCGGAAGAAGACATAGCTTTTATAGCTTTTTTAGGGAGGTATCTTTCTCCTGTGGCTTTTGGGCCTTGAGTAGAAGGTTTACCGCTTTTAGTAGTCCACTCTTGATCTGTCCAATCTTTTAAGCTTTTCTGAGGCTTCTTCACTTGTAGCCCCCTCCTGCTTCTTTGTACTGCTTAGCAAGCATCTGTGCTTTTCTTGCCGACCATTGTCCTGCTTTAGCACCCTTTGAACCTGCTTTAATCTTCTCGAATAACCGCTTACGCATTGTAGGTTTTGTGTAGTTACCAGACTCATTTACTTTTGACTTAGTTCCCATGTGTAAAATCTACTCTTTATTACTCAATATAGTTTTAACTTGATTCTTAAGCTGCGCCACCCGATCCAGAGAATTCACTCTCCCCTGACTGCGGTACACTTCCAGTTCCGATGTTGCCCCCACCAGTACCTGTAACTCCAAGGTCTTGGCCTTCTGGAGGTACTCCTGCATCGCCTCCCATATTTCCTTGTTGTTCACCAGTGGGGCTAGGCGGTGCGCCAGTTGCTTGTCCATTGTTTTGCATCCCTATGATTTGTGCCATAATAGCTGCTTCTTCTGCGTTGTTTAAGATCTCATCTGGATCTAATTCAAGAGAGTATGCAAGCTCACTGATCAGCTTATCAATCTTAATAAAAGGAGCAACAGCAGGATTTTGGGCTGTCTGGAGGAACATAGTCAATCGTTGACTACGCACTTCTTTCTGCATCAAGCTGTTAGTACCTGTAGCTTTAACTTCTAAATCTCCTGTAATGTTAAGCTTTTCATCAAGGAACTGCATGTTCCATTGAAAATAAGCCTCGCCCAAAGGACGCAACAAGAAATCATCTAGGTTTTTAATAACCGTTTTAATGTTTAGAGAAGCAGCTCCTAATAGCATTGACATACCAGAAGCAGTACGAGTCATACTTTGTACACCTGTCTGCCCATGAGAATAGCTAGGGATACCTGTCTGCTCATCTGCAAGCTGTCTAAACTTATCAAACATCATCATGTTTTCTGTAGATGTGTTAGGAAACTTTAAGCCATTTATAGCTTGACCCGGAACACCTGCTTGCCTTCTAAATACTTTTCCGGGATAAATCTCCATGCTTTGACCACCTACTAAAGCAGACTCATCTACGTCAAAGACTAGTGATCCTGACAACGCTAAATTGTCTATAGCCATGCGAGCATGACCATTCATTATCTTTTGAGAGTCATCCATGTTCTCTGCCACGCCGATGCCAAAGAAACTGTAAGGATTCCTCTCATATGGAAATGCATGATAAGGAATGCGATAAGGTGTAAAAGGATTAATAACAGCGCGAAGAAGAAGGCCATTACAAATCCAAGCATTAATTTGAACTTCGTCAAGATCATCAACATCATCAGATAGCTCCATGCCTACTTCACGAGCATACTCAGCGTCCATTACGCCCCAGTATTCAATAACTTCAAATTGACCAGAACCGTAGTCCTCGCCTCTTTGGTCATCTTTTAGCTCATGTTCGTAGTCATTAGGTTCGTAATTAGCTCCCATCTGTAATGCTAATCGTATATTATCTTTATTAAAGTAAGGCATTCGACACAAGCTGCGTACTTGTGACTTATTCATTTTGTGCCTGTGGAAGACGTACTCACACTCTTCCATGTTAGTTGCATTAGGATCTGGAAAGAAATCCCACACGCTCACAAATTCTATTCGAGGAACTCTAACTTCCTTTGGGTTGTAGTTTCGCGTACCATCTTCTTCTTGTTTCCAACTGTTTAAAGTCTTATTAAAGTTAAATGGCCCTTTAATAATACCAGTACCAAAGAGAGCTTGTTCAAATAAAGAATTACGAAGTTCACTAGATCCATGAGACTCTTCTATCTGATCATGGATTAACTTTTCCATCCTACGCGCTGCTTCTTGTGCAGGTTTAGTTTGGTAAATTCCGGGCTGTATAGTTGGGCCATTCTTAAGGTTATCCTTAAGAGCAGCATCCATATCTTCAAACTGCCCTTTATCTGAATAAGTGGCTCCTGCATTTAAGACATTGTCACCTGCGTATCCTACATCATAGCGGCCACGCTGTTCCGCAGGCTCAGAAGCCGAAGGGGTAGTTTCAATTCCGGGTAAAGGAGCTGAAGT